GTAAGCCATATTCATTTAACTCATAACCGTTCAATGAATTTCCTGATGCGTCTGTGTAGAATTTTGGATCTCCAAAAGTCTCTGTTAATTCTCTCTGAGACGAGATCAAATAAGCAGTGTTGGCGTTAGCAGTAGTTGTTCCTACAGCAGTTCCGTCTCCGGCCCCATTTGACTTGTCCTGTGATGATGCTACTATGAATAGTGGTGTTGTACCCGCATCTGATGGTACGTAGAAACTTTCGTTTATTACTGAAACCTCTACTCCTGGTGATGTTAATGCCATTTTTCGTATTCTCCTTGCAAGTTACGTATATACTAGAGTTATTTATTCAATCGTATGGTTTTAGCGATATAATTTACCGTTTTCGAGGTGCCTATATAGGCGACGTAAATACACACATGCAGTACAAGGACAGACCGTTGTGTACGGAGTGTAAGATCAAACCCAGGGCCTATGCCTACAAGAGATATGGTCGGGTGTATTGGCGTAGTAGGTGCGACACCTGTATCAGGAAACGTGCCGGCAAGCGTGTGGGAGGTGTGACAGCACTACAAAGATCTGGCTACAAGAAGCACCGGAAGTGTGAACTGTGTGGATTCAAAGCACAGGACAAATCACAACTGGATGTGCTGTTCGTTGACGGTGATCTGAGGAATACTTCTGCTACTAACTTAAAAACTGTTTGCGCCAATTGCCAGAGGTTGGGCAGTACCCGTAGATTGGGATGGCGTGTTGGTGATCTTGTCGCTGACGATTAGGTCGTCGATCTTGGCGTATAATTCTTCTTTGGTGCCGTTGTTCTCGATGACGAAATCAAACTCTTCTTTTGCCCAAGCGTACTCTGAACTGTGTATACCTTTTGGTTCTATGTTGCCCTCTGTGTAATCAACGAACCAGTCAGGATCTTGACCCCTTTTGACCAGTATTATCTTGCCACCACGTTCTCTGATCTGTTTCACTTCATTAGGAAATCTTACATCTGCAATGACTGTTTTTTGGCCTTTGTATCTACCAATGCAACTGTCCACCCAAATGCCGTCGTACATCTGTCCACGCATCACTTCCGTGCCGAAGTACTGCAACACCCATCTTGGCGTTGTGGGTTTGCCAAATTTTTCACTCCAGAAAACATCTGGCTGTTCTCTCCATTGCCTGCTGGCGTCAGTGTCACCCTCTAATAAATTTCTATCCCAATTGAACATGGATGCCACGGCATCTTTGAGACTCTTGGCGAAACTGTCTTTTTGATATCCGTGTTGTTCTACCAGCCTGTCAGACACAGTGCCTTTGCCAGAACCTATCAATCCTACTACACCTATCAGCATAAGGTTTATTATACTATTTTTTTAGACGTTTTTCAATCTCTTTGATTGCTTTTCTCACAGATCTCAATATTGATGCTCTCAGAGTCTTCTTGCGTTCTTTCAACGCCTTTATGCTCATTATTTCCAACTCCTCTACCAACTTCTCCAGTTCATCTAGCGATAGGTCAGAGTATTTTTTGTATTTGGAATTTTTCATTGCAGGGTATTTAAATGGAGATCTTGGTCAATTAACCAATAACAAAACTGTGTGGTGTTCCACCCTCTTGGAAGTTTCCTATGTCTGCTTCCAATCTCTCTATTTCCGCTTGGCCTTCGTTCTTCAATGCATCACCGTTCAGTGTTGTACCACCTTGCGGACCTGCGATGGTATTAAATTTACCTCTTGCTTCACCTAGCATTATTTTAGATACAGCCAGTGTGTAATCTCTAATCCATGGTTTACTGTAAATATCTTTGAATAACGTTATGTCAGGTCTGTAGTTGTCTGTATGCATTAAGACTGTTTCGTCATCTGCTCTTGGTCTCTGTGTGATTGTTAGTTTTTTAGTCGCCACGTCAAAATGGAACTGTATGAAACTTCCAAACATCTTGCCAACCAGTTCCTGGTATGATGCGAAGGCATAGTAAGTTGCCAATCCGCCGGTCGCACCTGCCCTCAGGAGATACGTATTCGTGTATGCAAGGTTGAAAGGTTCGAACAATGTTCCACCTTCTCCACCTTCAGTCCTTGATCCCACGGTCCTCCTGTTAAGATTCCTCACATTGATGATCTCATCTGGTAGGATGTAGGTGTTTTGATTCTTCTTCAATTCAAGGAAAGCATATGATTCTTCAACAGCATTTGAGGATCTCTGTCTGAATTTGTTCACAGCCCTTTCCAGCGCCGTTTGATAGTGTTTTGGGTCTAATTCCACGTCAATCATCCCGTCACCGAGATTGTTCTTGACGTAATCGAAAATTTCTTGTTGTCCTGTTTGTAGTTCTGACATACTCATATTTATAGTCATTGCCTGTGCAATAAATATGTATGATATGCCAAGATTATCCATTTTTAAGCCTGAAAAGGGCAATGACTACAAGTTCTTCGATCGCAACATCAAGGAGATGTTCACAGTGGGCGGCACGGATCTACACCTACACAAATACCTAGGACCATACGATCAGGGAGACACAAACAAGGACGGTGCGGCATCACCTAGTCAGCCCAGGGTGACAGGAAGTGACCTTAATGAGACGACCATACAGGATCTCCTATTCCTAGAGAACAGAGACAGGAAATATTCTAGCGATGTGTACACAGTCAGAGGAATATACAATGTGCAAGATGCAGATTTCAACCTATCACAGTTTGGTATGTTCTTACAGAATGACACACTATTCCTCACAGTGCATTTGAATGATATCGTGGAAAGGATTGGTAGGAAACCGATGAGTGGTGATGTCATAGAATTCCCTCACATGAAGGAAGATTATTCTCTAGACGAAAGTGTGCCAATCGCACTGAAGAGATACTACGTGGTAGAAGATGTAAACAGGGCCGCGGAAGGATTCTCACAGACTTGGTGGCCACATCTATTGAGATTAAAAATGAAGACATTGGTCGACTCGCAAGAATTCAAAGATATCATAGGCGATGCAACCACAACAGGATCGGTCGCCAGTTACATGAGCACATACAACAGGGAGAAAACCATTAACGATCAGATCGTTGCACAGGCAGAGCAGGATGCACCAAAGGCAGGATTCAATTACAAGCAATACTATGTTGCACCAATCGACGAGAGGGGTAACATCAGGACAGAAAATGTCAACACAGAAGCACAGAGAGCCAGCAGTGATAACACAGTGAATGCCACAATAGACACACCAGCAAGTTCGCACTATGGTTTCTACCTAGATGGAGATGGTGTGGCACCCAACGGAAATCCAGCAGGATTTGGTATCACATTCCCAACGTCTGGCGTAGACACAGGTGATTACTTCTTGAGGACAGATTTCTTACCCAACAGATTATTCCGTTATGACGGAGTCAGATGGGTAAAAATTGAAGACAGTGTGAGAATAACTACAACGAACAATGATTCTAGATCAAATTACAAAACAAGTTTCGTCAACAACACAACCGAATCAACAATAAACGGATTAACCGTCAAACAGAGGCAGTCTTTAACAGATGCACTGAAACCAAAGGCTGACAATTAAGAATGTTACACTTTTACGAAGGACAGGTTAGGAAGTTTCTCACTCAATTCATTAGGATCTTGAGTAACTTCTCTGTGGAGACGGGTAAAGGCAGTGACGGTTCTGTGCAACTAAGGGCAGTGCCGGTGGTGTATGGTGACCCAACAAGACAGGTCGCAAACATCATCAGGAACAACTCAGAGAACGCACTACAGTACGCACCAAGGATTGCCGCTTATGTTAGAGAATTAAATTACGACAGGGATAGGATGCAGAATCCTTATCACATAGAGAAACAGCATTTGAGAGAAAGAGGCATCGACTCAGACGGCAACTACACCAACGAGATGGGTGCAGGATACACTGTAGAGAAAGTGATGCCATCGCCGTTCAGGATGGAAGTGTCAGCAGACATCTGGACCACAAACACGGATCAGAAACTACAGATTATGGAACAGATATTGTACTTGTTCAACCCAGACTTCGAGATACAGAAAACGGACAACTACATCGACTGGACCAGTTTGAGTTACGTTGAACTGACAGGAACAACGTTCAGTTCGAGGACCATACCTGTTGGGGCAGATTCAGAGATTGATGTTGCCACGCTAACTTTTTCCATGCCAATATGGTTATCACCACCAGTGAAAGTCAAGAAACTAGGTGTCGTGCAAAAGATCATAATGAGCATATATGACGATGACGGTGGCATAGCCAAAGGATTGATAGACGGCGAACTAACATCGAGAAGTTACATCACTCCAAACAACTTTGGATTGTTAGTAACAGGTAACCAACTGAGATTGCTTGGATCAACTGGTACCAATGTCAAGTCAGGTGGTGATGGATTCCACACCGGAGCGAATGAACCAAGCAACTACGATCCTTTCGAGACATTTGGACCAGCGGTGAACTGGAAGGTGTTACTGGATCAGTATGGTAAGGTCACAAACGGCACATCACAGATAAGATTGACACAACCAAACGGAAATGAGATCGTTGGCACCATAGCAACGTCAACGCTGGATGACACGATTTTATTGTACACAATAGACGGAGACACGATACCAAGCAATTCTTTGACAGCGGTCAAGAAGATCATAAATCCAGCAACATTCGATCCAGGCACGCCTGTGAATGGTGACAGGTATCTGGTCATAAATGACGTTGGAGACAGCACTGCCAGTTTCCAGAGTCAGACATGGGGAACACTCGTGGCCAGCGTAGGTGACATCATAGAATACAACAGTTCAACATCAAAGTGGAATGTGGCCTTTGACGCCAGCAATCCAGATTCAACACAACACTACGTGACCAATCTAAACACGGGCATACAGTACAGGTTCAATGGCACGGAATGGGTCAAATCATACGAGGGTGTGTACACACAAGGTAATTGGAGCATAGTGCTGGACGGTGGTGCGGATCCAGGATACAACTCAAGCCTTGACGCCACAACCCCATAGTTGTTATAATAAGTCATGAAAGATAATATTGTCTGCTCGGGTGCCCTGTTCTACGCAACCAGCACCAAACGTTTCCTTTTCCTACAGAGGACTGATCGTAAGACACAAGGCATGTGGGGATTGGTTGGTGGTAAAAGCAAATTCACGGAAAGTGCTTTCGAAGGCCTGAAACGTGAGATTGAGGAAGAGACAGGCAGTTTGCCTAAGTTCAAGAAAGTGATACCATTGGAGATGTTCACTTCAAACGATCAGAAGTTCTTCTTCCACACATATCTAGTAGCCATTGACGCAGAATTTATTCCTAAACTCAATGAAGAACATTCTGGTTATTGCTGGACGGCGTTTGAATGTTGGCCAAAAAATTTACATATGGGTCTTAAAAATACTCTGAATAACAAAAGTATAAAAGGAAAATTGCAGACTATATTAGATTTAATAGTCTAATCGTTTTTTATATAAGATTTACCTGTGAGTTTCTCGATGTCTCTGATCATTTCTTCCATGTTGATCCTCACGGTCTTGCCAGTTTTCACATTCTTAGAATAGTATTCCCATTCACCTTCTTCGTTGTGCGGTGATATCTTGGTTACGTTGCCCGCTTCATCCCTAACAAACACCTCTGCACTGGATGCCTCATCCTTAGCATATATGTGTGCGTTATTGGCCACACCAGATGGATCGCTTCCCACTGTCAGTGCAATAGCACTGCTGAAAGTCTTGGCACCCGAAATAGTCTGTTCTGTTGAAACTAATACCGTGTCCGCCGTTGATGCACCCGCTGATCCCCTCAGCATGTGTACCCTGTATCCGTTCACTGTTGTGCTTGATCCAGATGTGGATGCCGCCTGCACCGTGACCGTCTGTCCCGACAGTGATGCGGTGAATGTCAGTTGGTCTGTGCCTTTTGAGCTGACCATTGGTCCCGTTGTGATGTAGGCCTCGTCATTGGCCACCACCATGACCTCTGATATGCTGGATGCACCTTCCGTGGCGTTGTGTCCAGTGAACACGTAGAACGCTCCTGTGTATGCGGTTGTGGCGAAACTGTCTATGGTCGTGGCCGCTGAACTGACCGTCGTGGCCTCTATGACGTTGACGTTGTCTCCCGTTGACGCCGATTCGTCATCCGCCAGTAATATCTTGTACATGGTCACCCTCAGGTTTGGCTCATTGCCTGCCGCACTCAACTCCACGTTGCTACCGTTTATGGCCGCGGTCAGGGATAATAGGTCATTGGAACCTGTGTTGACCAGTCCGTATGTGGTGATGAATGCAGTTGTGCCGTCGTGTACCACTAGTGCCTCCATGTTTGAAACTTCTGTTTTTGATGCGTTGTTTACCGATATGTAGTACTTGGCACCCCTATAACTGGCGTGTGCCCAACTGTCCACAACCTCTGAAGCGGAATCCACGTCCGTGTTTATCGAGGTAACCACGTTACCCGTGGTGCCCGCTGAGGTGTTGTCTCCCAGTGCTATCCTGTATGTGGAAACGGAATTGACAACACTGCCTCCAGTTCCCAACAGTCTCGCATTTCCGCCAGCCACGTCTGCCTGTGCTGTGAGGTATGCGTTGGTAGGGTCAGATTCAGTTATGTGTGACGTGGCCACGAATGCTGACGTGTCGTTGTGCACCAGGCTGTGTTTGGCTGTTGAGACTTCATCGTTAATCTCGTCCCTGGTCACCGTCAAGTACCAAGCGGAATCGAAACTGCTTGTGACGAATTGATCTATCACACCTTGTGTGGTGCTTATAGCGGTTCCACCACCAGTGCTGGTGTCGTCCGTGTTCTCTGCTGTGGCAGTTGTGGCACCCAACTGTGCCCATCCTCCCGCTGATGTGTAACCCTCTATGGTATCAGTGCTACTGTTGTATCTTATCTCACCAACTGCCCCGCTTGGTCGTTGTGCTGTTGTACCGTTGGGTAATCTTATGGCGTTGGTAACTGCTGATGCATCCAACACTGTGGTGGCATTCATTGTTATGATCGTGCTACCGTCTGCCGCTATGGTGATCGCTCCCGTGCCGGAGTCTGTTACCGTGACGTTGGAGTTAAGTTGTGATATTGAGTTGGTAGATATTGTTGTGAAACTTAGATTACCCGACCCATCTGTCTTTATTACTTGTCCTGCCGATCCGTCTGTTGTGGGATAAGTCAAACCATCGGCAGTTAACGAACCCGTA